TCTATCCTGTCTCATCTTATGACTTTCCAAACAATCAAGGTAATCCAGTACAAGTAAATCAAATTTAAATCCCCACTTTTTCTGATAACTAAGCATCCAATTCCTAACATCCTTCATTGTGGTATCTTCTTGACTAAATCTTTTGATGATAAGCCTACATTTACCTTCCATTTCTCTGGCTTTCGCATCAGCAATGTTGAAAACTCGTTCATTTTCTTCGTCTTCATTCAATCTACTTAATGCAGATTCTGCCCAGATTGTAAAGTGTTTACGTTTAATCTGGTCTTTGGTATCCTCGAAAATAATTTGAGCGACATTCTTTTCTTGTTCATATGCGGTGTTTGCAATAATTGTGAGGGCGGTAGTATTATGTGTTAAAATATAATCATTAGTTACATATAAATGGTCATCATTTTCAACATATATACATTGTGCTTCTTCCTTATGTGAATATTCAATATTCGAAATATACTTATTGTACTTATATTTTTCACGATAAACTACACGACTTTGTTTACGTTCTAATTGAAATAATTTAATTGTTTCATCTGAAAACGAAATTGTTAATGTATATGATTTTCTGCAAATAATTGTTTCACCATTCTTCTTATATTTACCAATTTTATCACGAACATTACAAAAACCACCCAAAGACAAAACCAATTCCCTAACATCATTCTTTAGGATTTCGGATGTTGTACTAAATTGAATTCTACCTGCTTTTGATACATATCCATCACTATCCAATAATCCCTGTAAGAGTGAAATCCTATTATTAATGGAATTATATAAATATGATTCAGGAATATGTTTATTTGGTGAGTTTACATTAAGATTTAATTCAATAATTGATTGAAATAAACTATTGGAATTACGACCATTTCCAGTTATTGAAAATGTTTGTGTTTTTGAAACTCGTTTCACTGACAAATTATTATAATTATTCTCAACAATTTCACTAACCTTGTTAATAATTTCATCATCAACTGACGTAAACCTTGGTATATCTTGTGTTAGACTTCCATCACCAATTAATATTCCCAACAAATATGGGTCAATTGGTACTATTCTTTCAGTAAATTCAATTGGTTTGATGATTGGAATTCTATAATTTAGTTTGTTTTTCCTATTATATGTTTTAACATAATCTTTCATTAACACTTCTAATGTTAATGGTTTATATGATAAATCGGGTATTTTAATATGTTTTATTTTACCATCAATTTTCTTTGTGGTGTTTGCTGTTCGTTGATTCAATGAATTAACTGACCAAATATGTTCTTTATCACACATTGCAGAAGTACCATCATTAAACTCAACCTTATAAATATCACGCAAACCTTGTGGATAAACACCCAAAACCTTTTGTGATTTACCGTCACTACCAATAACAAAGTCATTGACCTTAACATCACCATTATACATCCAACCATTTGGTGTAATTAATTTTGCTGATAACGGTAATGATTTCCCAACACCCGATGGTGTAAGAATCACACCGATTTCACTCTTACCTAATCCACCACCAGTTAATGCGTCAATAGCACCAATGCCTGTTGCTATGGTTTCCCTAAATTCTTTTCTCAGTGCTTTTCTAATTCCTTCGGTAAGTGACTCCGAATCATCATCCCCTTCACCAATATGTGATATTTTTTGGAATTGTTCTTCAATAGCAGCAATAACATATTTGTTTTTTATCTCACCATTCTTGACTTTATTCATAATACTTTCACCCAACTTACGATATTCCTGTTGTTTAATAAAAGCACTTGTGGACTTCTGAACAACATCACCATCATAAAGCATTTGCTTATTAATGATTCTTTCGTTCCAGAGTTCAATACGTTTAATTACAGCGAATAATGATTCTTCTTCAATCGTGTTATTCGGAGTCTTATATTTGTTAATTGCTTGATGAATACTCTGATTCTGGAGATTTGGTACTTTATCAAATTCCTTATAGTATTCCAACATGATGATGAATAACCGTTTAAGGTTGGGATCATCAAAATATTCAATTGCTAAATCAGATATTATTTTTTCAGCGAACTCTGGTTCAACCAACAACTGCCATATGAGACGTTGTTGAAATTCAGAACCAAGATATGCTGTTAATGTGTTTTCTGTATTTTCCGTCATTATAAAAACATGTGTATGAAGGACGAAAAGAAGGTATTATAGAATTGGTCAGAATTATAGAAATGACCTGCTTCTCGTCCAAACATAATTAATTTCGTCCAAGTCTTCTCAGCATTTCTGCCCTTTTCGCAGGGTGAAGTTCTCTGATTTGATTGATCGATAAACCTCTGTAATTAATTAAATCATAATCATCCCACATATTTTTAATGTCGCTCCTTTTGATTTTATATTCAATTATGTCTGCGATATCAGTTACCACATGCATAATGTCAAGAGATTGTTTTACTACAGGATTGAATCCGTCAACAAAAAATTCACGTTCAACAATCGGATTCTCATTAATATATAATCCAATTTTACAAGGAACGCCACGAATTGTTTTCTGTTCAATATGTTGTACTATAGATTGTGGATTATAACGCATTTCATTTCTCCATTCTCTGGGATAGGTATTAATCATTTTCTGATTATATGCGTGAAGATCGTAACCATAATATTCTGATTCACTATCGTTAACATCAACCCTACCAAATTCTGCAACTACATCATAACTTCGTTTTGACAAGGTTTTCTGTAATCTCGTAATTGCTCTGGGAAGAATATCTCTGATATCAATCGAATATCTTGTAAAAGGATTAAACTTATCAGCATTAAACATTTTTTCACATAACAAAACATTGCCTTGAGACAGTGAAAATCTAAACACGTTATTATATTCCTTTTCGTTCATTTTATTTTTTTTTGATTGTTAGTAACTATTAGCAAATATAGCGAGAATACCTCAAAGATGAAAGGATTTTTACGATCTAATTTTATGTTTCTTGTAATACTCAGTAAGCAACTGTTTTTCATTCATGATTACAGTGTAAAAGGGTTCAACATACTGTGGAAATGTGCTGCCATAAATACTTAAAAACTCGTCTTCAATCATCAAATTATAAAGGTTTTTACTTCCCCTATCCTCTGGAGATAATGGGATTTCAAGTTGTAACAGTTCTTCTTCTGCTTGTTCATTAAGCATCGGTTCTCTAAGATTAACCAATTCGAAATTGGTTTTTAGCCTTTCGATACCATCAGGACTAATAATGTTTTCAAGTGCCTTTAATGGTTTCTTTTTATTCTGAACCCGTTCCTGATTAATTTCATCAGCACGTCTACAAACATCCTTCACACTTAAAGTTTTGAATCGGAGTTCTGGAAACTTATTCACAAGACCCTTTTCCTTGATTCCACCAACACCTTTAATATTATCGGCATCATCACCACAAATGATTTTCATTACTAATGCATTACTATAATGATGATTGAAATGCATCATGTAATTTGTTTTCGTTACTGGTTGGTCGATATTCGGAAAGATTATTGTGAGATTCAAATCAAGTAGTTGTGCGAAGTCCCTGTCATTTGAATAAATAAAAAGTTCTTCTTTATTGTTGTGTTCCAAACAATATGCTGCAATCAGGTCATCGGCTTCGATATCATCGACTTCAATTTGTCTTATAAAAAGTTCTTCAGCATACGCCTGTATTCGTTTTCTTTGCTTCAGAATCGACTCTTCTTTTGCTTTTTCTCTACGAAGTTCAGCAGCATTCATCTCAATTCTATCATGCCATTTTTTTGATACTCGATTGGCTTTATAAGCCACATCAATTCGGTAACGATAGATGCCAGCACCAAATACTCCGTCCCAACAAATAATCACTTTGTTAATCATATGGTCTTTAATTAATTTTCTGGTAGTGGTCATAAATTGATATAACCCCCCACAATGACCAAAAGATTGAGTATATGTATCTTTTGCACCATGAAATGAACGCTTTAATAAATAATTCCCATCAACCAATAATGTACGTGTTCTCATAATCCCACACTTAAATAAATTTTATTTAACCAATTATTTCTATATGCAATCATATATGCACTTCCACTATTTTTTTGAAATTCAATCCTTTTCCTATATTTAATTGCTTCTTCAATACATTTATCAATAGTCCAATAACCATTTGGCTTACGACCATTAATCATATATTTTTCAAAATCTTTAAGCCAATTATTTTTATATGCAACACTATATGCAGTGGGTTCATGTTTTTTTACCTCTTTTTTTCTATTATAAAATTTAAATACTTTCTTACATTTTTCATAATTCCAATAACCATATGGTTTTATTTTTATTAACATATGTTCACATACCTCATCTAACCATCCATATTTAACTGCTGCTTGATATGCACCACCATTTCTTTTAGAAAAATCAGTTCGATTTATATATTTTAATCCTTCTTCAACACATTTTTCTTTTGTCCATTTACGCACGCTACCAATACTACCTGTTTTGGATTGATTTAATATCATCCAACCATCTTTTAAATATTTTTCAACGTAAAGGTTTTCCGAACGAACCGCTTTATTCACATCAATAAAGTCAGTTACTTGTTTAAATGTTGGGTGAAGTCCTGTTTTTTCAATGTGTTTGGTTACTGAATCTGTTTTACATTTTTCCCTATCATGTTTCCTTCTTTCAATATTATATGTTATTCCAACATATACGTAATTATCCGAAAATTCATAAACATATACACATTTTAAGTATCGATGTCCAATTTTTATCATATGTTGACAAATTTCATCAATCCATTTATGATTTAAAGACGCATCATATGCACCAGCAGATTTTGTTCTAAAATCATGTTTTGTTTCATATTTAAGTGCTTCAATCCTACAATTCTCCATCTTTTGCCAATATCCAACAGGTTTAATTGTTGGTTTAATATGTTTTGTAATGTTAGTTAACCAATTATTGGACTTTGCAGAATTATATGCACCACCTGATTTTCTTTTAAAATCTGATATTCTACTATATTTAAGTGCCTCAACTCTACAATTAGATAAAGTCCAATAGTTTCTTGGTTTTCTTGTTTTCATTAATTTTAATCGGTTTTTTCTTCAATACTTGGACTTCTCTGAACAAGTTCTTCCTCGAATGACACATTTCCTTCACCATCAATTGCTTTAGATTTGAATTCCAAATCGTCCGCTATTAAATTATCATCTTCAAATTTATTACGGAAATAAAGAATATTATTTTTCTTATAAGCGGTTTCATGGTCTTTATCGCCATAAATAAATCCATGTGGTGTTGAAATGATTTTCCCTTCCAAAGAAATACCACCCCATTCTCCATCAATATGATTTTTGGCAATATTAACTTTATTTTCAAATCCAAAATTCAAGTCACGTCCTTTACTAGTTGCAGTTACTCTACGTGTTCCATGCGTAATAATCCCACCAAAATGATAAATCATACGTGCACCAAAGAAAAAAGTTTCCCCACCTTTATGTTTAACAACTTTATTCATACTATCATACCAAATTTTCTGAACAGCAGCAAGTGTTATAACATATTCATTATCAATCCTACGACTATCAGGTATATTATTGTTAAGTAGTGACATAAATGCTTTTTCATATGCACCTGCATTCCATAAATTATTATCAGTAGTGTCTTTTTCAAGCGCATTGATCGTTTTGATACAGTTTAATGTACCAATTGAATCAATGGCAATGAATATATTAACAGGTAGATTGCCACTTTTTTGTTGATCAATGAAATAATATACCGCTTTTGCAAGGTCTTCAATACTGGCTTCTTTTCGGTCTTTATCTTGATGTTTCCCGAAATTTTCGAGAAGAAATTTATTATTCACCAGAATGTAATCACCGTTCCAATCAAAACCCATAAGAGTTAAACGTTTATTTCCAATATCAATATTATTTTCGGTATCAATAATAATTGGTAAATCACCTATCTTCTGAGCATTAACTATTGAACGCATCAAAGCCGTTGATTTACCAGTATTACTGTATCCACGAAAAAGTGTTACATATCCCTTGGGTACACCGGGCATGCCAGTTGCTTCTTTCAGTGCGTCATCGATTGGAATCCATTGAAGTGGTTTAGATGGAACTTTCTCCGCACCTATTTTCTTTTTGAAATCATCGAGACTAAATTTCTTTTTGGGTGTTGGTTTGCGTACCGCATTGCTGGGTACATCTGTCTTCTTTGCCATATTTTTGATTATAAAGTATTTCTAATTCATTCATAAAATCCAAATGCTTTTCTTTTGTATCTAAGGTCACACCATCTTTCGATTCAAACATTAACGTCTCATTATTTAAAATTAAGTGTCGGTGTATGAATCGATGGAGTTTCTTATCTAAAATAATAACATCCTCAATTAAATTATAGTTCCAATGATGTGAATTTTCATCTGAAGATAATTTAAGGTCACGAGCAAGATTTTTATATTTTCCATTTATGTAAGGTTTCGATTTTTTTATCTCCTGCTGTCTGTTATTATACCCTAACCGATGATATTTTTCGAGACTTCTTAACCTTTCCTTCTCACACCATTCTGGGTCGTTTTGACGCAACTCCTTTTCTCTTAAATCACCCAGTTCTTTACAACATGTTTTACATTTATTTAAATATCCATCCCGCATTTGGGGATGGATATAAAAATCATCTAACTCTTTATCATTTCCACATCTGATGCATTTTTTCTGCATATCGTAAGTAGTTGATTGTCAAATACATCAAAATGGCAAATCATCGTAATCCGACCCCGACTCCGAATCAGAACTTTCTGTTACAGGTTCTGTTACGGGAGCAATTTCTACAGGTGCTTCAGTAACTGGTGTTTCAGGAGTAGTTTCTACAGGTGCTTCAGCAACTGGTGCTTTCTGAGCAAGAGTTTCCTTACCAATATCACTTGCATCATCATTGAACTCACCAACTTTTTCAGGTGTAATATTACTGATTGTTACACGTGGTAATTCTTCTGTAATCAAATCACTCGCTTGTTCGAATTCCTTATTATCACTGTCGAGATTCAAGGTACGAGTATTAGCTTTTTCTTCTAAATCTGGACGACCCGGGAACACCCAATGTCTGTTCGTCTGGTCAGTATCTTCCCAATAGGGATTACTACCACCAGCACACATTTCGAGAAACTCGTATGGTGTGGTGTTAGGTGCTTTTTTTGGAAGAAATACATCTCTCCAAGTAATGTCGTCATCAAGCCATGCTTGCATAACTTGTGGGTCGGCATGAAGAACTGATTTACCTTTGGCAGTAATAGCGGAAATCGCTTTGTACACATGTCCGTTGAATTCACTGTCCGTCATAATAATATTCAAGTCAGTTCCAGTAGCAGCATCACTAAAATCGGCTTGTTGACTTGTCATATAATCTTCCAAGATAGGAAGTATTTTGTCAAGCGTTCCCTGATTTTTGTAATTATGCTTGAATCTCCAGAACTTAACTCCGTCCTTTTCCAGTCCTTTGTCGATACCTCTGACGATGTAGAATTTCTTGGCTTCCCATTTAATGGCTTCCTTGTAAATTTCATCGTTTTTGGCTTTAACCACCAACTGCAAGTCATTCATACTATCCTTCTTAATTCCTTTGAGAGAAGGGTCTTGTTTTGCAAGCCATTCCTTATGTCTTGCACATAAAGGACATGGTGCAGGTACGAGCATTGGAGCACCATTGTTATCCAATAAAGGTTTTCCATCAGATCCCAATTTCGGTACTTTAGGGTCATTGTGTGCGGGACAATAAATCACAGTTCCGTGCTTTTTCTTACCACCAGCAGCATTAGTAGTAATGACATGAAAAAATGCTTCATCAATGTGCTTTCTACCTGCTTTTGGGGGGAGAATTCTGAAAATCTCTTTAGCTTTTCGTGGAACGAAATATTTCGCTAAACGATCTTCACGTGATTTTTTGTTTGTTACTTGAGATTGTTTTCTTTGATAGTCCGAAAACATAGACTTTAATTGTGACAGGTTTTGACCCGTCTGATTCTGATCTTCCATTTCAATTTGGTTTTACAGTAAAGTTATTTTTCAATTATAAATTCTGCTACAAATATAGCTTTCATTCATCATAAATACAAGCCTTTTTAAAAAAAATCGTAAGTTTTTTGATTAATTTGGTGATAGATTGTTAGAAACAACGGTAAATGATAAAGTTTGTTTATTTTCGTAATAATCTCCGTTTTTCATTCTTATCTGTAAGTAATAATCTTGAGGTATTAACCAAGATGTGTCAAGATTGAATTCATATCCAGCACTTGTTCTATCTGTACTTGTGAAGGGTATTACATTAATCTCATATTTTTCACCAACAGTTGTAAATACCCTGTACTCGATATCCAAAGGCAAGAAATTATTTTGATTTGGATATAGTTCTTTTATTGTTAGTTTAACTTTTCTCACATTACCAGCAGTAAGTTTCTCTTTTTCAGATATTCCCCAAAAATAAAAGAAATAATTAGTGAAATCTATTTGATTTGTTTGATCAAAGGTATAGAATTTCTTTTGTGAAATCAAATAAAATTCACCAACATGTTGATTTTCCCTACCATTAATAATGATATTCCACTCATCTTTGAATATAACAGCATCAGGATAATTTTCTGAATCAACATTTAATGTGATTTTATATATGCCTTTACTCACATTCACAATAGAAGTACCAGTAAGTGTATCCATCAAATTATCTTCATGGTCATATATCTTAACATTTGACACACTAATGTCTTGTAGAATACCACCAATATTAACATAGAGGTATAATTCATTATCCTTATCCAAGTAAAAATAATTTCGGTCATCAACAATTGTATCATTAACTACGGTTTCGATATATGGTTCATACCAAGTATTGGTATTCTTGGCATGAAACGCAACTGATTGTGTAAATTCAGTTAATACTTCTTCAAGTTCATCAGGAAACTTAATTCCGAGTCCATATGAACTTCCAGTATAGCCAGTAGTCCCTGTTAACCCCTGAACACCCATTTCGGTAAGTCTTTGGTTGATATAAGCCGTGATGTCAATATCTATATTTTCACTACCAGTCTCAAACTCCTGTGTACCAATTATCTGTGTTATACCACTTTGATATGAACCACCGCTTACTGTCCAAGGAACATCTGTTTTTCTATCTGTCCAGTTAGATGCTTGAGTAACAATATCAGGATATACTATATCACCATAAATAAAATCATAACCACTTCCCTCATCCCAATCTTCATCGATATTAAACACATCTAAATCAAAACTACTGGCTCTCTCAATTGTATTCGAATAACTTTTCTTTCCAAGATATTGTTGAGCGTAACTAATTGTATTAGTCATCTGTAATGTGTGTGTCATTCCAGTATTTGGAATTATGAACCCATTATTGATTTTATCGACTAAATCCAATAAATCAACATCAAAAATAAATCTGGTAATCCTTTCCTGAAGCGAACCATAAGACACCTCAGTAACAGGGTTCTGAGAATTATTAGTTAGATTAGCACTAATTAAAGTCGTATTTTTTTTAAAATAACTCCTAAATGTTGACATCAATCTATTTTTTCTATAAATACTCATAAACAAAAAAGACTACACATGGTAGTCTTTTTAATTATTCAAATAATAGATTAATTATTTAATATTGTGTTTAATTAAAATCTGTACAGCCTCTTTTTTTGTCATACCTTCATTAATTCTATTTTTTAATACAAGTCTTGCTGTTTTAACTTGTTCTTCGGTAATGGCATGTGCACTATCATTATATTTGTCTGCAAATGCTTGGGCATCATCAATATTATTAAATTTTTCAAGTACATCAACATCTTCTGGAATGTTATTTTCGTCTTCAACATAAGCAGACGAACCATCATATACCACAACATGTTTATTCAATGCTTCACTAAGTTTCTTCAAGAACTGTATATCACGAGTTGCGATTTCTTTCTCACCACCTTGTCCCTGTAACGTCACCCCACCATTTACTTTATTTCTTACAGTAAATTGATTACCTTCACCATCACCATAACGGTCTCCGATTTCTCCAGTATATTCGTCCATATCCTCTTCTTCTTCCAATGCTTTATTTACACCCTTTGCTCCAGTATTTTGTTTTGATAAATCTTCTTCAGTACCGTCTGAGTCTAATACATCTGCCAATGGATGCTCAGCAGCGTAATCAAATTCTTCGCTGGCATAATCAGCAATATTATGTGGTTTGTATCCAAGTAATTCATCGGTTGTTTCTTCGTCTTCAGGAGTTTTATCCATCATACCTTCTACTGGTTCTTCAACACCAGCTTCTTTTTCCATTTTATCGAGACGTGTGTAATAATCAGGAATCTCGGTAAGGTGATCCATAGCGATTTCCAAAGCCACTTTAGGATCATCAGTGTGTTCCATTTCAATACCCATACCTATCATAATTTGTTGAGAATTAAATTCTGAAATATGTTCATCATCAGCTAACCCACCATCAATAATATCATTCTTTTCTGTATCAACAACCTCTTCACCTTCAGCAATTTCGTCTTCAGGATTTCCCCAATATTCTTGAGGAATTTCAGATTCTTCACCAAGTTTTACCACAGATTGTGATTTTTTCTTTTTCTTAGGCATTTGATTCTTTGGTTTGAACTTCTTACCCATTTGGTCTGGATAATTTTTTGCAATAGTATCCACATCTTCATCCATACCATCATTTTCCCAAATTCCCTCTACTCCTTTAGGAATTGCTCTTGTTTTTTCAACTGGTTTTACGTTGCCCTGTAACCCATTAACTTCGTTTTCAATATCAATTGCAGTTGGTGCTTCGTTGCCAGCAGCAACAAGATTATCATATGCCTGACTAAAAACTGCTTGTTGTTCAGGACTTGCTTCTTCACCACCACCATCAACTTGGTCGTATGAATCAATATCAGTACTTCCATCATCACCACTGTCTTGAGGTAAGTTATCCGTACCATAATCTGGAGGTAATGCCAATAAGTCTTCTTCTTCAGCACTATCTAAATCTAATTGATCATATGGGTCTTTTGTTTGAGTTTGGGTATATTCGTTATCCACATAATCTTCCGTTTCAGATAAACCCAATTTCTTTTTCACTAAATCTCTGACTTTTGCAGCACTACCATAATCTTTTTTCAACATTGCCACATGTGGTTTTCCCTCATATGTTAAATCAATACGAAATTTATCACCAACTGTCAAAATACTATTAATCTCAACACCAATTTCTTTTAATGCATCGGTAAGAATGTATTGATTAGTAACACCCATTTCCTTTGCTTGTGGGTATAAATATCCAGCACCAGCAGCACCGGGCGTATGAAGCAACGAATTTAAATTTTCACTATAACCCTCAACTTCACTAACAAACTTATCAAATTCATCAGATTTAACTCTTACATCAGGATTTGTTGGTTTCTGGTCAGCGTATGCCTTATTGGTTTGCATTTGCTCAGTACCCTTTTTAAATGGTACTTTATCAATAAGTTTTACGGCTTCATTATATACTTCATCATCAACACTTACACTATCGGTTTCAAAATTAGCATACTCACCAACAACATCCATGATTTCATCACCATGACTGGCATTAAAGTCTTGTACGGCTTGCATATTCTCAGGCATTTCAACATTAAGTGTTGCCGATTTGATTTTAAACTCTGTTAAAACAGCATCACCAATATTAAAC